GGGCTGGTGACCTTGGCTTCCTTCAGTCATGAGCAGACTGTTGTTTCGAAAATCGGCACCAGTGAACCTGTATCTCAACCGCGAGGGAGCCTGTCCGTCAAACTGGAGCACGGGCACGCACTGGTAACCTACTCCAGGGGTGGCAATACATTGCCATCTCTGGGTGGGCCGATGGGTGGTAAAGGAGCATTATCACTCAATCATAAGGTCAACGGCAGCTAGCCGCCCTTTGTGTGCGCCCAATGCACGTTTATATAGCAACGCAACGAAAGTTCGTGCGAGTCTGATCAACTTGCTCTTGCCTGTTCTGCCACAGGCTGCGCTGAAATCAAACAGCAAAAAATGTCGTGATCTGTAAATATTGTCTCACAATATTGCCATACGTGGTAGTTTTGTAGCGTCAGGGTTAGCAACCTGTGAGCTCATATTATTGTCCGCCCTTAATATCGCGGTGCGATAGGGAAAGGGTATACAGTTGAATGGTGATTTGCTGCCTCACCGTCTAACTGTCCGCCTCACTTCGGTGAAGGAGCTCAATTTGTAAGTTGGATTGCCTCCTTAAAAACGGTCATTACGTGAACAATGACGCTGAAACTCGACACGAAGACTGAATGTCGCTCGACCAGGTTGTAGATGCATCGACCTTGGGAGATGACGGAACCTGACCCGATTGCTTGAAGGTGTTGCTGGATGATGTCTCCAGTCTCAAGAATCAGTTCCCGAATCGCTGTGTTTAGTGGACGCCGATTTTACAACTTAACCCAAAAATGCCAATGTCATCATGTTCAATTTACGCAATTATCTTCCATTTATCGAACGACATCGGCATTCAGTGCGACCAGAGTTGCGTCTGGTAGCCAGTGATCACACTCAGCGTGGCAACGACGTTGAATTAGGGGATTTTGATGTAGGGCAGTTATACATCAATGAACCTGACCAACCGAGGGTTGTCCTTGACTGTGACGCTTTACGTGAGCGCGACTTCATCGAACGCAAGGAGCGTGAAGATGGGACGTTTGACGACGAGCCTGCCCTAGAGGAGCAGGCAACTCGGCCACCTGATCCTGAGGTAGTCGAAATCCTCATAGAGGAAGCGCCGGGGGAGCGCGATGTTGTAATAGATATCAAAGAACCTGAGGGAGAGCCAGGCTGTGAACACTGCGGACAACCAGATACCCGCACGTGTGGGGTATGTATGCATCACGTATGCTACATGCCAGAGGTCAATGAAGGAGGACGGAAGTTGAGGTTTGTGTGCAACCATCGTGTTAAGCACAGGCCTTATCAACCCATGGATTGTCCGCATGAAGGTATTGTGTGCAGACAGTGCTTTGAGCAAATTTGGGAACAGCGTCGATACAGGCATATAACTTTTGGTGATATGCCTGTGGTGCAGTGTCCTTTTTGCAGAGCGCCATTGCTGTGCAGACCTATTAATGCGCAACTTCATCGGGTATATGATCATGTCACACGTGACATGAATGGACGTGACCCCCGCAGCCTTGGACAAGTACCTCACCCTAGGGATATTATGTACAGCATTCGCAATGGTGAAGCAGTAGTACATAATCCACGCGAACTAGAGGATATGTTAGAAGTGGAAGAGTTCGTACGTGGGGGGGCTGCACGTGATGTGTTAGCTCCCATACCAGCAGGGCAACCTGCTGTGCCAGTAGTGAGAAATGAAGCTGCTGGAAATGATGCTGGTGGAGTAGTACCAGTTGTCGTTCAGCCCGCTGTGTTTAGCGGTCGTCACATTATCCAAACTAGACACGTCTTGGTTGGTGATGAAGATGTTTATGGACCCTGGAATCTTTATCCAGCCTGGTCTGGCAGGACAGCAGTACCTATTGCTGAAATGCCAGCCCGGTGTGTTGGTCTTCGGCCTGGTGGGTTTTCTTACCGTCGTCCCGAGCCAGCAGGTGATATTAGACATCGTGATAGAACCGGCGGAGCTGATCCGATACCTGATGGACATGGTCATCCCATGACCAATGTCGACAATCGCAACGTGGTGTTTGATCATGATATCCACTTTGCTGATTTTCCTATTCCTTATACCAATTTTTTGGGGTTGAGAACGCTGTTTGCCGAATATGATGAGTATCCCTCTGAATTTGGGGTGCCTTTTTATGTTGGGTTGCAGTGGGTTCAATTACCAGCGTCAGTTGTTTATGATTTGCAGCAGTGGATGCGTGGGAAGCCGCATACACATGAAGAGTACAAAGTGCTGCAAATCAAGTGTAGAGAGTTGCTACGGAATGTGTATGCCCCATCAGCCGATTTGGATAGATGGCAGATGTATGCACCAATTGTGGCATTCTATCACACGGACACATACGATGATCACGAGTTGCATCGAATTCGTGATGGAAATTATGCCAGGCCTGGGTCATTAGGGCGCTTTTGCTGGTATACTTTCAACGTTCCTGGACTGTTGTGGCGACGGGTCAGGTTCGTGGTGCTTTTTGCACTACTATTATATTTGGTAGTGCGGTTTGGGTCTGATGGAGTGGTCGGAGGGGCGTACCACATTCTTAGAGACATGGGGGAGGTTGTGCTGTGGGTCGTTCATCTGTTAAGTGATGAGATCCATTGGTAGTTGGTTGGTACCTTTGAGACATGGAAGATTATGGAGACGGGCTGCGCAGGTTGAGTGGAATGCTTGCCAACAGTTTAAAGGACGCAATGCTCATGTTGCTCCAGTAGATAATCTCAAAGGTACCATGAAAATTCCTTCCTTTGACCGTGATCCTTCTACGGTCAAAGTTCAGCAGTACAACCTATTCAAACATGACACATCAGATAATTCATACAAACCAACGAGTTTTGCTCCTAATGCGCATAATGAGATCGAAGCTGTCAAAGCCAGAGTGTTGAAACAGACACCAGTAGTTGACCTTCGTGAAATGGCATCATTTGTGAAATTCGTAAAGAAAAATTTTAAGCACCTTTTTCCTCGCCACAAAAAACGCAGATCGTTTGGTATCGATCAGTATTTGGACAATTCAAATGCGTCGCCTGGCGTAAAACAGGCCATCCGCAGAGCACATGATGAGCTTGAAGCTCGCGGTATTACCGAGGATAGTTCACTATCCTATAACGAGTTGTACAAGATGACGACGCGCAAATCGTTCGTCAAGGTTGAAGTGAACTTGTACAACTCGCCTGCTGGATACAAGAATAAGGCTCCAAGATTGATTCAGGGAGCGACACCAGAATTTATAGCTCTGGTGGGGCCTGCATTTATGGCCATCCAGCAGGAAATAAAACGAATATGGGGTAAGAAACATTTCGTTTGGTTCACATCAGGGGCCAAGTCCAAAGAGCTGGCTGATTATATCACGGAATTCGAAAGTTGGAAAATTTTTGAAAATGATGTCAGCTCATGGGATGCATCAATGCACGAGGAACTTGGCAAGTTGGAAGTGTGGATAGCAAAGCAATTTGGTGCACGACGTGCTGTACTAGATTTGATGACTGCGAATATCCACACTCATGGCGTTACGAGTAAAGGTGTCAAATACAAGGTCAAAGGCACTCGTAAGTCTGGGGATCCGTATACTAGTCTGTTCAACTCAGTGATCAATGGGTTGATACACCTGTACTGTTTACATAAGTCAGGCGTGCCGGTTACTGGATTCAAGGATGCTGTAAGGATGGTCGTTCAGGGAGACGATAATCTTATGAGGCATCCACCGCAGTTGCAAGTGGATTGGAGCATTATTGAGAAACTGGGATTTAAAGCAGAAAATTTGTATAGAGAAGATGAATATCAAGCAGAGTTTTGTTCATCACGATTATATCCAGTTGATGATGGTAAGAATGGCTTTTGTTTTGGACCGAAGTTAGGTCGTGTTCTGAACAAGTTGTTGTGCTTCACCAATCCACCCAAGAATGAGCATCCTATGGCTATAGCACGAGGTGTAGCCATGGGGATGCGAGAAATGGCCAGCTATGTACCTCATTTAGGCGTAGTTGTAGACAGTTTGCTAGCACAAACTGAAGGACATGAAGCGATTAGCGTCAAGCAGGAAAGTTGGCGTATGAATTACTCATTTCAGAAGCCTGATATGAGTCGTTATCCTTATGCTATGTCTTCAGTATATGGTCTGGACACTTCAGATCAAAAAATGCTAACAAAGCAACTCAGTCAGTTGAAGATTGGTGGTTCCATCGGTACACCTTTCATAAACTGTCTGTTCGACAAGGACACTAGTGCTACCAAGGTGCTTTATGCACCTTTGGCGGCATAGTGTTCTTGATGTGGTGGGTAAAAAGTGCTGAAATGCCGGCACTGCCACGTTAAACCCCGGCGCTCACACCAATGGGCTGGTGTGAGGGTTGTGATGATACCAAAGAAACAAGGATATGGCGAGTCGCACTGACGCAATACTATATGAAGTTGGTCAGTGCGGACACAGCCTTGGCTTGTCCGTCGGCCGGAAGTCGACTTAAGGGCTCCGCGGTTAGTCACAATCATACCAACAACTCAGTAAGGCTTCGTGAATCAAAATGCAGGAAGTTGAAGTTGCGGTGGTTTACCATAAATCCGTATAACTAAAGAGCATGGAGAATGGCGTCGATAGTGCCACCCCTTGCTGAGATATGTGGCTGTATTCCAAAGATGAGTAAATACAATTCTAACATTAAAATGAACAACCACAAACAAAAACACCCGTTGAAGAAACTGGTGAAAAAAATTGAGCATACAGGTCATGCAGGAGGCCTGGCTAAAAAGCTCATCCATGTTGCCAAGCATGGAGTAAAGAAACTGGGAGGCTTGGCTTTAAAACACCTCACAAGGGTCGTTACTGGTCATGGTGATTACCATTTGGCTGGTTCGGCCTCACTGAACAAACAAGATGTGTCATTTGGTAGCGGTGATACAACTATCTCACACAGTGAATATGTGGGAGATATATCGGGTACTACAGCGTTCAATCTCGCTTCATACAAAATTAATCCAACTAATTCTATTCTATTCCCGTGGCTTGCCAATCAAGCCTCATGTTACCAGGAATATGAAATTGAAGGGATGATTATTGAATACCGTAGTACAAGTGCTTCTGCCCTAAATAGTACCAATACAGCTCTTGGTACCATTATTCTCAGTTGTAATTATGACTGTGATGCGCCGAATTTTTCAAACAAGTTTCAGATGGAGAATTTCGCTGGGGCAATTTCTGCTTCACCAAATCATAATGTTTACTATGGTATTGAGTGTAAGCGTAGTAAGACAGTTGAGTCGAAGTTGTACACAACTGTTTCTGGCGACGATGATCGATTGTCCTATCTTGGCAATTTGCAGATAGCGACAATAGGCATGCAGTCGGCCGCAGTTGTTGGTGAATTGTGGGTGCACTACAAGGTGCGCCTCATGAAACCGAAAGCTGCTCTTGTGTCTAGTGCCACTGATTTCTTTCAAATCGGTTTTCGTGGTACTAGTGTTCTGCCCGCCACTCCATGGGGTCCGGCAGCAACATCAACACAAATTATAAACTCCCACGGGAAGTTGGCAGGAGCTAGTGTGCGTGTGGCGAATCCTGATACAATTGATTTTCCACGTCGATGGTCTCCGGGACTGTATCTGATTTTACATTACATAGATACAGCATCGACATTTACCTCTGCTACATCTCTCGTGTTTGGTGGTTCTCTAGCCACTAGTGTGAGCGTTGGCAATTTTTATACTGTTGCCAGCGGTACTTCTGTTTCTGGTCTGCGTCGTGCTGACACAGCCGGTTATATTGAAGCTCAGTTCGTCATGGTAGGTGACACTGACACTGGTACATCGGGCATTGAGAACCCCTGTTGGATTGGCATGGCGGCTACGGGTAACAATTGGGCGCCTACGGCGTCAACCCGTATTGGCATGATCATTGTGCCGCTGTCGAGCTATCCAACGTTGGGCTGGTTTTCTGGAGGTAGCAATCAGGGTGTTGCACCATTGGCTATGGATCAAGTAGTCAGTGAGGTCATGCGGCGCCTAGGGTTGGAGGGGTATATGGAATTGGAAGATCCAGACCCACCAGTGCCAGAACCCAACAATCCGCCAAAGCCAGCTCCTGCAGGTCCGGGACCTTACGAGCTGGACCAGTACAACCGCCGGGAGGTATCGCCGTCTGGTTCTGATACAGGAGATTTCATTCATTTGGATGATAATGCCCTGAGACGAGCCGTTGCGCGTATGAAATCTCTGGCGATGTAGTGGTAGTGACTGACAGGGCTTGTCGGAACCCGTCAGTATTTACTCGTTGTAAGATCGACGCAAGTGCACGCACTTGTCGAGTAGTACTTTGGCACTTTCGCCGGCTTTTTTGGCCGGCTTTTATCCACGGTCTCGTGAACAAAGGTTGTTCACAGGTACAAG